TTGCTTGTGTGCTACCAACTCTGTCAGCGAATGCTGAAGAAATAGCGTCTGCAAGTGTACCGTTGTTACGGACAATACCAGCAAAAGCATCAGTACCTGCGTAGAACTTAAGATTGCTCTTAAGTGCACGATATTTACGAGGCATTGCTAATAGCAAGCCTTGCATTACTGATGTAGTGTAGTTGTTGTCTGAAACTGTTGCAGCATATTCGTGAGCAGCATTTCCTACTGTTCCACGAGTTTGCTTTACGAATCCAGCCATGATGGAAAGGAAGGCATCTGCGCCTGTTCCTAGACCATTAATAGCAAGGTCTTCAATATCGTTAGCAAATGCATTGGTCATTAAGCGAACTAAATGATCCTCAAGTGCTCCACCTTCAATATTGTCTTCTAGTGCTTCAGTTGATACTTCCCAATCAAGACGAATCTTCTTGGTAGTTAGTTCAACCTTAGTAAATGTTGCACCAATGTTTGTGTAATCTGGTGCGCCTTGTGCGGCTGCACGGATAACACGCTCTCCAACGTTAACCTTTTCGATTTCCATTGTGTTAGCACGCATTGTAACTCTACGACCATCTTTAGCGAGAACTGTTGCATCCCACACATAGTCGATGAAGCGACGAGCCTGCTCTGGTGCTAGAATACCACCTGCTGCGCCTGTTGGGTTTACTGCGTTTGCTCCAGATGTTGATCCGAATGCTGCAGTAGCAGTGTTACCAAGTTGAGAACCTACAGATGATCCTGCAGAGTCTAAACCTGTTGCACTACCAACACCACCAGATACGAATGAGCCTGCTGAGTTAATTTCAGCGCCTGCGCTAGCACCTGGATAGTTTTTTTCTAGGTCTTTATTTTGTTCCGACATTATTTTCACCTCCTAGTGATTTTATACTTTAGTTAAATAGGTCGGTTGATGTGAGGAAACGACCGCCCCATAGGGATTTCTGAACTTTTGACGGTTCAAACTGCACGATCTCGCCTAGATCGCCAGACTTGCGGAAAGCGGTATCGTGCTCTACGGCATCTACTCGCTTACCAAACTCATTAAAAACTCCCTTAACATTTTTTACCTCATCAGATACGGCATTAACCTCATCTGATACGGTGTTAAGAGATTTACTCAATGCAACAATTTGCTCATGAAGAGACTTAACGGTTGTTGCTAAATCGCCAAAGGCATTTGTAAGAGAATTCTTGATTTCTGTAACTGCCTCAACAATTACTTCATCAGACTTTGCTACAACAGTTTCAGTTGCAACAACTTCTCCCTCTTCTGTTTTTTCAACGGAAGAATCTGCACCACCATCGCTAGATTTAGCAAGAGCAAGTTCTTCAACTGCTGGTGCTTCTTCAGCGACTGCAACAGTTTCTTCAACTGCTACTGGCTGTGCCTCTGGAGCGACCTGTACTTCTTCAACTGCAGCGTCAACCACTGCTTCTGTTGTTTCAGTCATAGGACTAACCTCCTTTGTAATCTTAATTGTACTAATGCCTTTAGCACTATCAACTAAGAACTTTAGTGTTTCTATATTATCTCTATCTCCCTTTTCAATAAAGCCAATATTTTGCATTGCTTTTCCTGATGTAGGGCTTGTTTCGTTTTCAGACTCTGAAACCATAACAATTCCTGTTTCTGAATCCCAGAATACATTTTCAATTTCTGCCTTTGAAAGATATCCACCAACAACATTTTTACCATCTACTTTTTCAATAGATACAATGTTTGCAAATTGATTTGCTGGATTATCTACCAATGACAACTCAAATAGATCATATTCTTTAATTATACGAATGCTCTTGTTTAATTCTTCGTTAAATGCATCGTCCCAATTCTTAATGTTACCGCCGATAGAAAAACCTTTATATGTTCCATCCAAAACTTTTTCCCATGCATCTTGTGCACCTTTTGAAACATATGCTGAAACATATACTCCACTGTAAAACTTTTTAACTGATGGATCAAAATAACGATCTTCTTTAAATGATACAATCTTTCCAACTGCGGATGGCTGATGCATTTCACGTAGATTGCCTCTAAAATTTTTAAATGCCTGAATGCTTGACTCTGTTGTTACAATGTCACCTTGTTTATCAATATTATCTAAAGTAGCAAAGCCAGAGACCATGCGACGTTCTACATCGACTTTGCCAATAGGCATTGATAAGCGAACGCTGTCGCCACTAGTTTCCCAAGAAGCCTTATTTATTAACATATCGTTATCCATTATACCAAATGTTTTTATGCTTATCTCATTTATTGAGATGAGCGACCTTCACCTTGTGGATTACGACCAGAGATGGTTGTAGTAGAGTCAGAGTTATTATTTGTTCGTTCTGCATCTCTTTGACGATTCCTTGCCGAATTAGCCCTTGTATCGGTTGCCTGTCTTGGAGACATTACAAATGGTTCATCTCCGTCTGCTCTTTGTGGAAGATCTAACTTTTCACGAGCCTCGTTTGGAGTCATAACCTGTGTCTTTACATACCGCTCAATAATTTGAGACTGAGCAATTTCATCTGTAAGGGTTAACTCATTAAACTTAAGTTCAAGAATATCTGTCTTTTCACGAATAATTTTATTAACAACCTTCTCAAGATGTTTCTGTGCTGGACGAGATACCTGCTCTTTAAATGTACGATCTTGTGATAATGCTGCTGCAATTCCTGAATCTGCTCCACCTAGTTTAGAAATTGGTACTTGATGGGCAATAAGAATGTCATCACGATTTTGTTTACGATACTCCTTAAAAGATCCTTCTTGAATACCGTTTTCAATTGGCTCCATCTTAAACTCAACCTTATTGTTTTCACTATCTCCAGGAAGTGGGATATAAAGAGTTCTGTGTGACTGAGACTTAAGTCCAGTTTGTAGGAATCTAAACATTTTATCTTCACCATCTGAGGATAGTTTTGCACCTTTTAGGGTGACAATATATCTTGGGACTGCCTTATTTTCAAAGTAATCAATGTTGTATTGTGAGGCTAGTTGATCACCAATAAGTGATGGCATAGCAGCAACAATATCTGGAATACCATAAAATGTGTTTAATGGAGAGTATTCTTTATAGTGAATAATTTCATTTGGACGTGCATCGTTAGTCATTGGATTTGGATTTTTAGCCCCAAAGTTTCTAAAATAAACTACAGAGTTTCCAATAATTTGAACAAAGCCATCGTGCAAACGACGAACACGAACTGTTGTTGCTGGTATATGTCCAACATATCCAATTTCACCAGTTACTGTTCTACCAATTTCTAAGAAACCATTGCCAGTTGCTTGAACATCTGTATAAAACTTTTCCATAGTTTTAGTAAATGAATCATCATCATTAAGGTTTTCTAGCCAGTCTCTTAATTCAAGTTTCATTCTTTCAATTCTATTACGAGCACGATCAACGGCTGCTTGATCATTGTTCATTTCAAACCTTAACATTGTTCTATCTGCAATATCAAAACGGTAGCCAAGACCAACAACATTTTCTACTTTAGCATCAATAGCAGCATGGTTAGCAAATGATGTATCATAGAAGTTTGCCAACTCATACATGTTGTATGGAGGTGTAATTACATCAAATAATCCATAACCATTTCTATATACCGTTCCAGGATTGATTTGTTTTGAACCTGCGTCTACACCAGATGGTGTTGCGTTAGCAGAATCTAAATACTCATTTGTTGCATATGTCATTGCTTTTGTAACATTCCTTGCAGTTTTTCTGCGGAAGTTTTGGTTTAATCCAGTAAAATCTTTTAGTGTATCCCAAGATTTATTAAAAGGATCTTGCTCAGAAAATGGATTGTTGCCTTTTTCTTGTGTGTTTAATCCAACTCTTACGTATTCTTCACTCATCGCTACCATACTTATCATAGGTTTGTCGTGCTGCTACCCAAGCACCATGATCATTCATGGAAGGAATTAAACCATTCTTCATTCTATCTAATTGTTCAGAATGCTCTTCCTCGCTAATTCTAGTTAATCCAGGAACAAATACTGCCTTACCTTCACCATCATCACCATAGTGCATAGCAACTTTTCTTAGTTCTGCAATTTTTGTAATATCGCCACGCTCTGCTGGTATGTTTAATACACTGCCGTTACCGTCAGTAAACCATGCTCCGCTTGACTTTTTGTACACGTAAAGACCCCAATTGTAGTCTTTTTCTATTACTTTGCGTCGGACATTGCCAACTTTCTTAAGAATCTCATTATCCATAGCCATCAGTATAGCATATTATAGGGCTGAAGCGGTATTTATTGACCAAGTCACATCTTGATATACTTGTATTTTATCTGAATCTATGGTCAAACCATTATCATCATCAAATATTATTTTATTAGTTCCTAGGTATGTTTTATAAACATCTGATGGGTTTACTCCATATAAGTCTGATGATCCTATGATTAATGCCCTATTCCAAGTAAAGTTATTATTATAGTAAGCCCAATCAAAATTAGTTACCCCGTCTGTTTTTACTCTAATCCAAGGTCTTGTAATTGTTTTCTGTATTTGCTGCAAATTATTTGCTTGATAATATGCTACGTTATTAAATAGTACTGGACCATTAATATTAATAGAGCCAAGGAATTCATCAAAGTCTAAGGCTGACTCAAAAGATACTCCAAGGACTCCCCACTCTTTAGAGGTAAGAATTGGCTCTCTAACTACAATGCCATTCCAATAATAAATAACATTGTCCAGAGTAGTATTATTTGATAGATTTTTTGCAAAAACTCTTGCTCTAAGACCAGTGTCGCTATCTGCTGTTAAATAGAACTTTATAGTATCTCCCTTATAAACAATTTCAAATAACTCAGTTGGAACTGCTGGAAACTCATCTTCTGAGTACCTTAGCCACAATTGAACAGCACTAACTAAATAATCTGAAGCCAGAGCCTGGTTTACTGGAAAAGAAATACCACGACTTTCTAATGATAAAATGTCTCCACGAACCTGTATTCCTGAGTCTTTAGTTAAATATAAATAAGGGGTACTTCCTTTATAAATTGTAAATGGATTTTTAGATTTATAATCAAAATAAATGCCAGACCGTTTATATGGAAATAGATCTACACCAAATCTTGTTCCAATTGGATTAAAAGAGTTATCGTTAAAAGCCTGAGATGCAAACTCTAAATTACGTAATAATACTGGTCTATTAAGAATTCCACGAACATTAAACTCTAGGTGATAAACTACTGCTAAATCATTAAAGTCAATTGTTTTTGTTGGATATATTAAAGCATTATTAATAACCTCAAACTTTGTCGTTTCCCAATTTGGATACTCATTTATGTCAATAATTGAATCACGAAGGACTGGTTGAGTAGTAGTAAAATTACTATCAATAAGGTTTGCTCCATCTTCAATATATTGGAATGTTACATAACTCTTTATAACAGAATTACTAGTGTCATATCTGTATGTTTTTGTAGCCTGCTGTTCAGCATCTTCGTAATTATTCCATCCAGTAACTAATTGATTATCAAAATCATAGTATGTTCTTTGAACTGGTTGAAAATATGCTTGATAAACATCTTGATAATTCCAAGATGAAGTAACCTCATCCTCTATTAAAGTTGTTGGTGAAGGAGAACCTATATTAAACTGTAAAAAATCTAAATCATAAAATTGATTTCCAACATCATTTGTTACGTATTGTCCAAAGTAAGATAGTGGCAAGTAGTCTTGCCAAGATCCAGAAACTCCTATATCTAAGAAATAAGTTCCATATGACTCCAGTGGTAACAAAGTATAACTTGCAAGATGTTCAGATAATCCGATTGCATTTTCTTCTTCTGTTACCCCGCTTATAGATAAATCATCAAATATTGCTACTCCATCAATATTAAAGTAGTCAGATATTAATAAAGTATTTTTTGTTGTACAAAATCCTATAGAATATATTCTTCCTAAAAATGTTCCGCCTAAAGATCCATCTCCACCAACGTATACTTTTAAAGAATTTCTATTTCCAAAAAATGCTGCAATGTTTCCACCATATGTGTCTACTAAGGCATCAATCTTAATACCAACAGAGAATAATTGATGACTTTCAATTGTTTCAGAGATATAAATTTCTTCTTGAGTATTGTTATAGTTTAAAATATAAGAAATAGTATTATTATCCTGTTTAATTAAAAAATAATTGCTATTTAAATTATTGTATATTTTAAATAGTATTTGTTCAGAATCTAGATTATGGTTACTAAAAACACCATAAAATGCGTCTACTTGACTATTTAAAAGATTAAAATTATTAAAGTTAAAATAACAAGTTTTGCTGTTCCAAGAATTATTTGGTCTAAATGTAACAAATTTGTAATCATTTACTGGACCAGACTCTGAACTCTGTATTGTTTGATTATCAGTATATAGATCTTCAATTGTTTTATCATCTAAATAAATTGTTGGAAGTTGGTATTCTGGAGTTCTTAAAACTTTGGTTGTTGTAGATAAATTATCAAAAGATCCTTGTTGCCATTCAGCAAAATCTGGATAAGTATAGTTCGCCGTATAGTCTGCAAATGGATAATCAATGAAAGCAGAAACACCGCCATATGCAGAGTTAATTCCTTCTGGAGAAATAACTCCTTGACCATAAACCCACCTACGTTTAGCAACTGTTAATGGAACTTGATAAGAATAAATGGCTATACAGTCAATATCTATTGGGGTAATATCTGAATATGAATAAAATCCAAGCCAATCTTGATTTTTATTATATTCATCATACTCTTCTGGAAGATCTAAATTATCCGTTTCTATAATTAAAGATGCTACCTCTTCACCGTTTAATATTAATGTTGCAGCATTTCTAATTAACCTAATTTGAATAAGCATTGGTCTAAACCATTCTCCAACAAAATGAGATGAAAAGGTTTTACCAATTACTAAAGTTAAAAATCCATTATCAACATATAAGCCATCATTGGATGCTATTGGACCAAAAATTTTTCTTGAAACACCTGAATCTGAGTTTATTCTTGTCCAAAATTCTATTGTATATTCTTTATGCTGACCAACTTTATTTAAAAATCCTTTTCCTGGAATAATCAATGATGGTTCACCATTAGGATTTGGTTTAAGTGTTGTTACATTTGATGCACCATATACTAGTGGAATACTTGTATTTTTTGCAAGAAGTTTATTATCTGAAACAATATAATATGCTAAATCACCAGATATTCCATATGCTGGAGATGCTACAACTTGTTCTGATTCTAAAGCAATATTTGCTGGCATGCTAATTGGAGTAAGACCAAGTGACTGAGCATTAAACTCTTCTGACCACTGACCAACGGTAATGCCATTAACGTAATATAAATAATCAGATGGTATAGATCCGCCAGTATAAGATGTTATTTTTACTACCGCTCTTAAGTTTGTGTTTTCACTTTCAATTTCAGATGTTTGAGAAACAAATATCCAGGAGTCTGTGTTGCCCGTTTCAATTTCATAAGTTTTTAATTTTTGGACTATTGTTGAGGTTGTTGTATCTGTATATTCAAATCCAATAGCAACAGACTTTACATATTCGCTATCAATATAAATATGACTACCAACGCAAAATGTGCCAAGGCTTGCATTTAAATCTACAAAATTTATTAAATCTGGACTAATACAAATAATATCCGAAGTGCCAGATGGTGGGACATCACCTTCTAACTTATTTACTTCTATATTTGGAAATGGTGCATCTACATCTAATGTTTCTAAAGATGCAGATCCTCCAGTTACCGTCCAAGATTCATTAATATCCTGATAGTCTGAATCTATTAAGTTTATATAGTCAACTGCTCCATCTAATGCCCATAATGCTAGAGGGTGCTCTGCAAATATTTTCTCTGCATATAAATTGGATGGGTTAGACATAGTTCTCCTATCCTCTTATTATAGCAGGATGAAGACTAGTATAATTTAATTTCGCAAGCGTCTGTTGAACAGTATTTTTCAGACTCTGCGTCAAGATTATCCTTACCATCATAAATAGCAGACCAATCAATTTTGCCAATTTTACCCACATAAGAATTATATTCTTCTTTTGTGATATTGGTATATGGTTGTTGTGGATAAGTTTGATTACCCATAGGTAAAAATGAAACTGCCTTTAATTGACCTTCATACATATGTAGTGCTGGAGCAATGTGTTTAGTCTCAGACTCTTTATCAAATGATAGAGTTACAGATACCCCATTGTCAGACCAATACTTTTGAGCGGTAGCAGCCAAACCAATCTTTTCAAAAAGACTTACATCTTTTTCAGAACGAGGATGTCCAGATGCTACTGGGAAATATACTACTGAAGTGTTTGCTGATACAAGGTCATCTTCAATTTTATACCCTGCTGCTTTAAATAAATGTACCATTGGGTCTGTATTGCCAAACCTTATAGCACGAAGATAGAAAGATCCTCCTGGACCCCAATGAACTCCTGGTGTTGCACCAGAAAGTAATGAAACAGATCCTGAAGGTTTTACGGTAGTTACACGAATTGATTCACGTACACATAACCATTCTGAATATGAATGATCATACTGTCTAATTTTCTTATACCCTTCGTCCATCCAATCACGAACAGTTGGCATACCTTTTGTATCTGCAAAAGATGCAATACCAGTTAAAGATGTTCCAATACGACGATTACGTTGCATAATACCGTTTGTATTTTGCCAGTGTGTTGGCATAAGTGTTACAGTTTTTCCATACAAATATGCAAACTTTAATGTACGAAGAAAGTCTTCTTTATCTTCATGTCGATTTAAATGAACTTCTACAAGAGTACATAATTCATAAGATTCTAACGGCTGTTCTGCACATGGATTAAAGCCCATAACACGAGAATCTTTTCCATCTGCTGGATCTGCAAGACGACCATAGTTTCGAGCAACATCTAGCCAAATAAATCCTGGCTCTCCATTATTTGAAATCAAATCAACATAGTCTTCATATTTTGTTCCAACTTCTGCAGATATAGAGTTATTTGACATCCATGCCCATCCTGGTTTTGCAGGATCAAATGAATTACGATCTGGAAAAACCTCTGGATTTTTAAGATTAATAAAATCATCATCTCCTGCTAACCCTAAAGCAAGGGTAGCGGAACGACGAACATTACCAGAAACAACACATGTACCAATAAGATTTACAATATCTACTATTGCACGAGAATCAAGGGTTTCTCCTGCTCTACCGCCGATTACATTATCTATCTTGTTATGTAGTGCAATAAGTGGTGCTGGACCGCTAGCAACCCCTCCAAAGCCTTTTATAGGGGCACCTAGAGGACGGATAAGATCATAGTTAAACTTTTGAATAGCCTGATTAGGGCGTAGGTATGAATTTAAAAGCATTCTTACAGAATCTACCCAACCTTCACGAGTATCTGGAATATCCCATATATTTTCTGGCTCTGTTGGAGCATAAATAGACATTTCTTTGTCTTGACCAACGGTATCAAAACCTACACCTATACCTAACATTAAAGCATCCATAACCCAGGCAAATAAGGCTCCTGGATCATTACGATCGATATCACGAGTGGATACCATAGCGCAGTTTTGTAGAGAAGCAGAGTTACGTTTTTCCATAGTCATTGGGGTTCCAAATGCCCAAAGACCTCTACCTGGAGGAGTCCATTTTAAATTAAACATACGGTCATAGGCTTCTTGGGCAGATTTTTGAGCCTTATTATCATTCCATGGTAGGCGGTTATCTTTAGCGTGATTCTTTTGAACTGAATACATTCCTTCAATTACTCGTTTGCAAACTTCATGCCATCTTTCTTTTGTTCCATCTTCTTTCATTCTTGAATAAGTACGTATAAAGGTAATCTCACCTAATGAGTTTGATCCAGCGTCTGAAAACCCAAATGGTGCTGGAGTTCCAATATATTTACTTACGAATTCATCTGATAAACGAAAAGAAAAAATCTCTGACATAAATTTCCAACTTTCTATAAAATATTATTAGTACTTTGCAATTTCCAAAGTAGTGTTAAGTATATCACAAATTTAAAAAGAAAAACACGCTTGTTTATAGCGTGTTAATCTTTAGTTTAGGTTTAGTACTTTATATTTTAATAAGCACCCATGAATATCATTGCTTCATCTACTCCTGCTGCAACTGCTGCCCAAGATGTAGATGTTCCATCAGTTGTAAGGTATTTTCCAGAGTTTCCAGTTTGAGAAGCAACTAAATCTGTGCCGTTATATTTTAATGTTTTTCCAGAAGCAAGATCAATGTGCTCTGAAGATGTCCATGAATCTGTAGCGTCTACCCAGTTAAAGGTTTTGTCTGTTGCACCCTTTAATGTTATACCGCCACCATCTGCAGTTGTATCTGTAGGTGATGCTACATCTGCAAGAACAATATTCTTATCTTCAACAACAAGACTAGTTGAATTAATGTTTGTTGTTGTACCATTAACTGTTAAATTACCTGAAAGTGTTAAGTCTGTTCCAGATACTGCGCCAGTAAATGTTGCTCCTGAAAGAGATGCTTTTGCATCCAACTGTGTTTGAATTGCAGAAGTTACACCATTTAAATAACCAATTTCGGTATCAGATACATCTGCTACACGAGCCTGAATTGTTGTAGTGTCTACTGCTAAAGTTAATGTGTTTGCGCCATCATTATAAGTCTTTGTAATACCAGTACCTGCAGTTAATGCATCATTAATAGCATCTTGTGAAAGTTCTGCAATATCAGATGTTAAAGCAACTGTGCCTGTGGCATCTGGAAATGTAATTGTACGATCAGCAGTTGGATCTCCTGCAGAAAGAGTAAGTTCATAAGCGTCTGCTGTAGAACCTTCCATTATAATTGTTGAACTGAACACACCGATGTCGGTAATATCTGAAAGGTTGCCAGTTGTAATAACTGTACCGCTTACGTTTGGAAGAGTGATTGTACGATCAGCAGTTGGGTCTGTTACTTGAAGAGTAGTCTCATATGAGTCAGCGGTAGCACCTTCAAAAACAATGCTTGTACCAAATGCAGGATTAACTGTAGAGTTAATATCAGCAAAATAGTCTAGGTCTGCCCAGTGATTTGTTCCATCACCAATTTTAAATTTATTAGTATCTGATTCCCAACCCATTTCACCAGCATTTAATACTGGATTAGCAGATGTCCACTGTGAAGCAGTACCTCTACGTTGCTGCATTCTAGTTGCCATTTTATAACTCCTTTGTGTATATGTATATTATAACAGATAATTAATTAAAATTATCTATAGCCGTTCCACCATCATATGTTGCTTCAAACGATGCTGTATTATATAGTCCACCACTAACAAGAACACCTGGTTCGTTATATGCTCCACCACTAATAAAAGTACTTACAATTAATCCACTGCCATCAATTGATGTGTCATGAATGTGATCTTGAAGTGTTTCTGCATCTTCAAGGGTAGCCATTGGATACCAAGTTCCACTGTAGTAAACATGGACTCTTTCAGTTAGTGTGTCAAACCATAATCCACCATTACTTGGTGAAACTGGTGGTGTAGCACTAACTGGAATCTGTGGTGATCCTATTGCTGTATCTACATAAAGTTTTGTTGCTGCATGTGTATTTTCAGTAGGAGTGGCAACTGTAACAGTTCCTCCAAAAGTACCGCCTTCGGCTACTGCAATGCCGTGCTTTACTCTAAAGTCTTTATTTACGGTTGCCACAATCTACCTCTATTCTAATTATGCTTCAATATAGATTTTGTGTACTTTAACAGATGTATCTGCATCAATACCAGTAACTTGTAGAAGAACGTTTCCGCTATCATAAACAGCGTTTGTTGTTCCAATAACTGCATTACTAATTACATCTGCATACTCTGTTAAGTAAACATTGTTTGATCCATCAACTGTAACAAGAACTTCAATTACTTCAATGTTGCCAGACTTTTTCATCTGAACAATATATTTAGCGCTTGAGTATGTTGTTGCTGACCAAGAGTCAATTGTTGTTGCTGAAGTTGAAGCGGTAGCAAGAGCAGAACCCATAAGAGCATCTGCAAGTGTTACAGATCCAACAGTTACTCCACCAAATGTTGGTGTTGCTGCTGAGTGAAGATCTTGTGGACCAGATAGTGTAATTGCACCAGTTGATGTGCTTGCAGTAATCTGATTTGCTGTTCCAGTGATAGAAAGTACACCAGTGTTAGTTACATTGTCAGAGACAATACTAATACCAGTTCCAGCATTTACAGAGAATGAGTTGCCAGTTAAGGTTAATCCATCTCCTGCTAGATATGTGCCAGCACCTGAGAACTGTGTAAATACAATTGCATCAGTTCCAATTGTTGCTGGTTTATTAGTTTGTACCCATCCAGTGCTAGCATTTGCTGTTCCTGAATATACGAATACGAAGTCACCAGAGTCTACCTCTGTAGCAGTATCAAAGTCTGTAGCACGAGTTGGCTGACCTGAAGCCTGTACTACATAAATACCGTTTTCAGATTGAGTAGTTTGATTCTTAACAAGAATACGGTTGCCAGTAGCAAGGGTAATTCCGTCAAGAGTATCTCCATTTTCAAGAGCATTTGCAAGGTTAACATTTGTAGTTGTTGCTGCTACTACAGATTCATGAATATGAAGACCTTCTGTAACAGAGTCTACATAAGCCTTGTTTGCAGCATCTCCTGAAGATGTTGGGTTTGCAAGATTAGTAATTTTATTACTATTTAAAGATACATCTGCGGTTGGAACTCCAACAGCGCTTAGTGCAAATTCTGAAGGGTCTACAGAAATTGCTCCTGAAGCATCATCATAATCAAGACCATTACCTACAGAATTTCCAACAGCATCTTGTGCTCTTTCATCTGTGAACCAAAGGTTTACTGGTGATCCATCTTCTGCAATATCATCAGTTACAAGTGTTATGCTTGAGCCAAGTGAAACTGATTTTGAGTTTACTGTTACAGCACTGTTTGAAAGTGAGTTATTTGCAATGTTTGAAAGTGTATTATCTGCACCAGAAATTGTTTTATTTGTTAAAGTCTGGCTATCTGATGAGCCTACTACTGCTCCAGTTGGGATTGCTTTTTGAGCAGCAGATCCATCAATATTTCCAGAGGAATCTGATAGAACAAAACTAGATGCTGCAATACCAGAAATTGTATTGCTGTCAGCACTGATTGTTTTGTTTGTTAGTGTCTCAGTACTTGATGCAGTAATAAATGAACCTAGATCTGAAGTTAATGCTACAGTTCCAGTTGCATTTGGGAGTGTAATTGTTCTATCTGCAGTTGGATCAGTTACTTGAAGTGTTGTTTCATAATCATCTGCAGTGCTTCCTTCAAATGTAATGCTTGATTCAAAAACACCAACTGCTGCTGGTGCTTTCCAAGCAACGCCATTTGTTGCATTTGAGTCTGCAGTAAGAACGTAGTTATCAGTTCCAACAGCAAGACGAGTTACTGCGTCTGCGCCAGATGCTACTAGTAAATCACCTTTTGCGTCTACTAATGCTTCTGTTAATATGTCGTGAGAGTTAACGGTAGCAGTTGATCCTTCAACTACCAGCCCCGCTTTTACTCTAAAGTCTTTTGTTACGGTTGCCATCTTTTATC